ATTGATATTTGACATGAAAGAGGGGATTAAAATATATACCGGAACTACTAACTATAGTTTATCGCAATTAAATACTAATATCGATTATTATAAACGGCAAACAGACCCCACTGAAAAATTATTTACTGAATTGACTCCCAGCACACTAACAGCTAAAGGTTCTTTTAATAATATATTATTTAACGAAGAGGAGCTAATTAAGCGATTAATAGCACCCAGTCGCGGTTTCATATTATCAATAGGATGCAATTATGGTGTTCTTATAAATGAAAACCCTGAATATGCAGCCCCGCCAGTTAAAGTGCGAGTTTCTAATAGGGGTCGCAAGCCAAAGAATAGGCCCAAATCGAAACGTAAGTTACAAGGGAGCGGGAAATATTTCAGTAGCCAAATAACATTCGAAATATACAATAATGTTAATAATAAAATATACAAAATCAAGTTATTTCGGAATGGCGGATTTCAAGTTCCTGGGGTGAATAAGCCAGACATGAGCGACCTCATTATTCCGATTACCATATTGCGTGACTATTTGCGTGAAGTCTTTCGTGATAATACTATTAACGTTCAATATTTCATATCAGTGATGCGGAATTACATTTGCCGTATTAAAGATATGAACTTACTAATACGCCTTAATGAAATGGAAACTTTGTTAAAGAGCCTCAAAGATGTTGATAATATAAATCCGGTTTATGAATATTTGGATATTTTAAGCAATACTTATAGCTGCGTTGGTTCTGAATATGTAAAAGATTACGTCGGAAAAGTAGACAATAATATTGGTATTGCCGAAATTCAAAATAACTGCGAAAGATATTTCGGGCTTATATTAAAATTTTATAGACCGGTCCCGTGGAAAATGAATAAGCGAACAACAATAAAGGTTTTAAGAAGTGGTAAAATTAATATAGATGGGGGCAACTCTATAGAAGAGGGATTGGAACTTTATCATTGGATTGAAAATCTGTTTAATGATTACCGAACGACTATATTATATAACCCTTCTGCTGTGGAAGAGGAAAGCGATGGCTACTCTATAGGGTCGGCAGTGTCAATATATGATGACGAGTTATAGTATGTTACCCTGAACTAATAAATCAACTATTATGTAAAATACAGTAATTACTGATAATTGGGCTATCGCACCTTTTGTATTGGGATTACCAGTCCCATCTTGATAATCGGCGGGCAGCTTTTCTATAAAAACATCACTTAATACTATTATGCCAATTAAAAATATAAATAAAGCAACTTTAAAATTTATTTTTTTTATTAAGTCAACTCCCATGCTGGGGAAGTCGCTTAACTCGTCGCGGTTTACGCATTTTTTTTTAGTCTTAGTAGTTTCTAAAGTTTCGGTATCAGCCATATATATATTATCTTTTTTTTTTATTTTTAATTTTTAATTTTCTTTTCTTTTCTTTTTCAGGTAGGCTTTCTTTTCTTTACTTTTTTTACCTTTTCATGTAGGTTTTTCGCTGAAATAAGGATTATATGTGACTAAAAGACCACAATAATTAATCGGATTTGCCTTATAATCAACTGGTGTATATAAACCGAACTCCACAGCATCTTCCAATACTACCTTAAACATACTCCAAAATTCTTTATCATGGCCGTATGATATACACCCCAAATGCGTTAATTCGTGTAGCATTACGAATTGCAAAATGTTTTCATTGTGAAATTTATCACTATTATTTCCTTTATCTCGTAGACATATTCCGAACTCATCTCCTTTATTTGTTACAAAACTGGTCTCTTCGCCATATTTCGGATTATTTTCGAATATAGTATCCATATTGTAATTATTTAACATTCTGATATAAAATTGTGTATGCGTTTTCCTAACTCCTATAATATATTTTTTTTTGGCGTATCTTAAGAAGTTTATTATAAAATGATTTAAGTATGATAGTTTATTGGCGGCGTCACTCATGTCATTAAATGATGATGATATTTTATACGACCGCTTATCTAAAGTCGATTCTACCGATTTGTTGCTCATCGATTCATATATTTTTTTGGGATTTATGATATATAGCAATAATAAAATACAAAGTATTAAATACATTATAATATATATATGAGTTCAGAATTTACTTTAAATCCTATTAAATTAAATTTAATTTCCATAAATAATACAATCAAACAGACTATTGTATTTATAGGGTTAATTCCAAAAAATGTAAAAGAAGAGTTAATTAAAATAGAATCAAATAAAAAATATAATAATAAAATAATAACTGATTTTTACGGTAAAAATTGGGAAGTTAAACTGGGAATAAAATCGAAAAGGGGCGGCGATGAATTTTCTTTTGACGAGAATTCCAGCCCTGAAGAAGTTATTAAATCATTAGAGTCGGGTATTTCCGATCCGCCAAGTGATGAAGTTATAGACCCATCTGATAATTCAGACCCGTCTGGCATGCCTGACCCATCGCCGGATAAAATAAATAACATGAATATTTCAATTGATGATTTATTGGGTGATGATGACATTATTTCAGATAATTCAGCAAAAGTACATCAAATAACTAAGATAGATAGTAATAAGTTTAGTATTCGATTTATATTCTCCGACCCTTATTTATCTATTTACCCGGAAGATAAGGTACTGGAATTTAAAAAAAAAATATATACAGTTTTAAACATACCTATATTCAGGCAACATATTTGGTATGTTTATCAAAATAGGACATTTCCTTTGAATTACTCTATATTTCAGAATAGCTCATTAAAATACTTTAACGTTCAAGATATGTTAAATAAGTATAATGATAAAAATCAGCAATTAATTGAAAATATACCAGTATCGACCAGATATTATCAGATTAAAACCGAGTTAAAAGTAACAACAAATGACGCATTTTCAATTTTAGAGGATTTCTATTATAAGTTTGGAATTACTGAATATAATTTGCTGGATTTAGATGATTTCATCGCCCCTTCTAGAAAGAATTTAGTTAATATTATTACTGAAAGATATCAGTTGGAGTTAATTTATTATAGCTTTATTATGATTTATTGGCCTATGTTGTCAATTACGGCATTTTCAGATTATATAAAATCAGAATCTAATATACCTAAATATTACCCGGATTTACAACAGCCCATACAAGAACTAAATCAGATTTTTAAACTGGAGAAAAAAATAATGGATACCAAGGCCGATTTGATAACAAATCCCAAAAAGAAGGAAACTCTCAAAGATATAAAGAATACGATAAGTAATAGTATAGTATACGCAATTATAAGTATTTTAACATATCAAAACTCAAGAGAAACTATTTTATTTATACGCAATTTATTCGATAAGTTTCCATTGAATGATACCGTAATTGGTGCTAAATGCTATTTATCACACGAGGGTAAAAAAATAACTCTTAATAAGACGTATAAGAAAAATTCATTTATAACGGATATTATAGATTTAGACAGTATCATGTTTAAAATAAAAGTAACCCAAGATACTATAAAAACAATAAATCTTGTATTTTACAAAAATGGAAATTATATTATTAAATCGACATGGCGTGAAGAAGATAATTATGATTTTGATGATATTTTTGATATAGTGTTAAAGCTAACAAAGCCCGTAATAGATACAATAAATTCATTCGGCCATTACGTTTTATCAAATAAAAGAACTTTGCCAGTGATGAACAAGCAGAATTCTAAATTTACGGAAATATGCATGAGTATGTTCTATAAAAAGTCATTTACTCAAGAACAATTCGAAAAGCTTAAAAGCATAATGGTTGACTATAGGAAAGCTGGAATAGTTCGGGATAGGAATATTGAAAATTCGGTAATGGAGTTTTATTTTTCAAAAGGTATGTATCAATTCCAGTCCGACCGAATCGAACGCGTTGTTACAACTAACAATTATTATGATTTTTTAACGGATGGTACAACCAAGCAAAAATGGTATACTATATTTGATAAAACCCGTATTACCCGGTTTTACCATAGAATGACCGACATAAAAATTGAGATAATAGGTGTGAAAGAGAATGAATTTTTCATATTTTATAATCTTATCATGACTCTTTTTAATATATTTGATTCTCAGGACAGGACAATCCATAAAAATCCAAAAAGCGAAAACGAATTACGCGAGCGAAACTTAAAGAAATCACTGAGAAACCTTAAGGAGCAAGACCCGGTATTATACAATTTTAAGAAACTATACAAGACCGAGAACATATATTCAAAAATATGCCAAAAGCCTTATCAGCCTTTATTATTAAATAAGCAAAGTTATGATAGTTTACCCAAAGATAAAAAAGCCAACGCAATTAAATATTGGAATTTTACAACCAATAAAGATGCTTATTACTCATGCCCCAATACTAAATATCCTTATATTAAATTTATAGTCAAACGACATCCAAAGGATTACTGTATTCCATGTTGCAAGAAAACGCAATTATCCGAAAATACTAAAGAAGCAAGACAGGTCGTATATGATATTTGTATGAAAGACCATAAATACACAAAAGAAGAAAGAACTATAACATTGGGGTCGCGTTATATTATGACTTATGGTAAAGATATAGAGCCCGGGCGTCTGTCGCGGTTGCCCGATGATAGTCTTGAACCGTTATTTTATGAAACATATTCTATAAAAGAGCAGGGAATTGACCCAGAATGTTCTACTGATGATGGGTTCTACTTATATGGGATAGACCAAAATATTAATGGTGCTAATGTGGGAATTTTAAATATATTGATACACGCCCAAGAAAGTAGTATTGTTGATTTCATAGGCAATCTAATAAAATTGCTAAAAATAACACCCAGCAAATTTAGAATTCTATTAAATGGTAACATTATACGTTATTTTAATAGCGTAGAGCATTTTACAACTACTTTATATGAGTTATTTATAGATAATGGTATTACCGGCGCGGAAGAAGTCCCGTGGAATGATATATTTATCAATATAGCGTATTTGTTTCTTAATATTAATATTGTTAATTTCGCTCATGAAAAAAATGAAGCCATCAAATTAACTTTGCCGAGCTATATTACTAATAAAGACCAATTTTTGTCAAACGAATTCAAGAATTTGTTAGTGTTTAAGAAACGCAATAATTATTATCCCATATACCAATTAAATACAGATGTTTTCTTCAAATCTAAACTGTTTACTAAAAAATTATTCATTTATAATGATAGTATAATAATAATAATAAGCCGTTTAGTGGAGGCATATTTTAACGAACTTATTAAAAAGAAAATAGTAGATAATATCAATTTGTCGGTTATTTATAGGTTTGTTAAAAACTCCGATTATAAAATAGCTAATTTATTTATAAATAGTTCTAATATGTGCTATTATGTACATTTGAAATCAGCGGGAGAAAACATATATATTCCTATAGAATTATCTTACCATATAGAAACTGAAAAAGTGTCTGTTACATATGATATGTTTTTGAGGGATAAATATAAAATGAGTATTACATCTTTAATGAAGTTTGCCAAAGATTTTAATCACTGGATTGCGGTTAAATCATCAGAAGCGGGGCTAATTAATATAGACATGGATAAAAAATTACCGTTAGAAGAAAGAGTAGAGCCAATATATCCATATATAAAGGTTCAGAATTGGCTTGTTGTATGCAGTGTAGATAAAAAAATATCTCCATCATCGGAAGTAATAGGATTTATAGCAAATGATTTAAACTATTACATAACGCCCATTAAGTTAGCACAAGCACAAAAAATTAAAGATGTAAAAATCATACAATTATTTTACGACCCCGATATAATAAATAAACAGATTTTTATGAAATCAAATGTTATATTTGACGACCGATGTAAAAAGATAGGTAAAAGTGTTTATGACAGTAATTTATATCAACTTATATTGTTAGAATTTATGAATTTATTTACTCAGCAAACCAACGTGAATATGCGTCAAAAGATAAAAAAAATATTGTTGGGTAATTTTAACCGAGATTTTGATGATTTAATGGATGAAATAGATAAATTAGTTACTGATTGTGAAGACTATGAAAAGATTAAAGACCAGATATGCGAGTTTATTAATAATCACCACAACAAGAACCAGCTATTTAAAGAAATGGATAATACATATTACAAGTTTGACCGCGAAGTTTTTGAAAAAATAAAAAAATTACCCAAAGATAAGCTGGTTAATGAATTGGAAAAATTATCTCATAAATTTGTAACATATGGAAAAATCGATGATATAAAGGATTTCGAGTTTCCTAATATGTTTATTACATGCCAATCAAAATTGGCTTTATCTTCTAAAAATCATTGTAAGGCCGGAAAATTTATAATTGAGAAGTCCAAACTCAAAAATATATTAGAAATAATGGCATCCGATATACTTAATCCAGTAAAAGAAAAGTGGTTATTTAGTTCGGTCTTTGCTGATAATGTTATTTCGTTCTTTAAATTCAATCGCCGTCTAGATGAGCAAATAACTATAGAAATAGAGTAATTCTATTATAATTAATTTTATTATAATTAATTTTATTATAAAATTAAATTAAACTAAGTTAAACTAAGTATGAATCGGTCCGCATCGGCTTGCATAACGGCTTCGGCAAATTTGCATCAAGAACTTTCTAAAAAACTGGGTTCTGATTATATTGTAGTTCCTCGTAATGGATTTGCATTCAGGATAAAATTTCTTAAAAAAGATATGTGGTATGCAACGGGAATGTCTATTTCTGTACCATGTGATGCTAATGATAATATAGATAAAACCGGAATTGTTTATGAGATGGCTTTATTTAATCACCATAGAAATATTCTAATATATAATTATAAGTTTGGGTATTCGGATGTTTGT